CCATGATTGGCAGCCGCCGACGCCATACCCGACCGATGGTGGCATGTACGTCTGGGACGAGGTCACGCTGGCATGGGTCGAGGTGTCCGCAATCTAGGGGTTAGCGCTCCTAGTCGTGAACGTAAGAATTCACGGCCGCTTCTCATAAGCGGGGTTTATCCCCCAGCAATGACAAGCGCGAACTTGCCAATTAGAGCTTCCCAACGGCACGGCGCACGGTCATCCGATCCACACCGGCAACCTTGGCGGCCTGGACCTCAGACATACCCGAGTCAACCGCGGCCACAATCGCGGCGTAGAGCTCGACGGCTAAGGCCCGCTCACGCTCGCGGGCCTTGTGCCACTTGTCGGCAACCTTGCCGAGCTCATCGGCGCTCATCGCACTACCGCCTCTGCTGCCTCGCGCGTCTGGAAGCGGCCACAGTAGCGGTCCTCGGCGTCGAATACGACGTAAGCGCCCCAGCTGGACAAGCGGATCATGTAGCCCGACTCGGTCATGCCGGTCTGGCCGTCGCGCGTCCAGCGGACGGTGACGGCGCTCACGCCGTCACCTCCACGTCTGCGAGCTCGACGATGCGGACGCTGGCGCGCTTGCCGCCGGGCCAGATGGCCTTGACGAATGCGATGCCGCCTCCGCGGCAGGCGCCGGCCTCGATGTCGGTCACCGTGCCGGTGACGACGTTGCCGACTCCGTCGCGGCAGATCACCGCGGAGCCGATGGTGGGGGTGGTGGTGGCGGCCATTTGGGGCCTCCTTTCCGACCGGACCATCCGGCCTTATGTAGATTACTCTACACGCATCTGTAGAGCAGTCAACAGGAAACGCCACATTTCTTGAAACAATTTCCGGCCAATTTCTAGACCGCCCGAAACGGCCACGTCCGCAACCGCTGCATTACTGCGCCACACCCCAGCCCCCGACCGTCGGGGGCTTTTCCATAAGGAGTCCACCCATGCCCGAGGGCGTGCATGTCAGCACTGAGGAGATGTTCTCTCTGTTGCGCCGTATTGACGCCACCGTGACCCGTATCTCCACGGCCGTTGACAGCCTGGACGACCGGGTCGCCGACCACGAGGCACGTCTGCGAGTCATCGAGCAGCGCGAGGACCTGAGCCGGCGCGTCGGAGAGATGGAGACCCGACTCCAAGCGACCCAGGCCCGCGTGTGGGCGTTCCCATCCTTGGCCGGAGTCGCGGCCGTCATTGCCATCGTCGTCGCGGTCCTTGACCGCATTCCCGCCTAGGAGGCGTTCCATGTTCCAAGAGTGGCTCGCGACCTCACCCGTCGCGTCGTGGCTGCGGACCTTCGCCGCGATCATCCTGACCATGTTCATCGCCGACGGCGCTGACATCTTCGCCGTGAATGCCGCGGACTTAAAGCTGTGGCTCGCGGCCGCATTTTCGGCGACGCTCCCGACAGCCGTGCGCTATCTCAATCCTGCCGATTACGCCTACGGACATGGTGCGATCCCGGCAGACCACTTTGACGTGTTTCCCGACGACGACGAGGACATCTGATGGCGGTCTCTATCAATGGCTGGCCCGTGATTGAGTCATGGGGAGACGTGCGACTAGACAAGAAGCCGATCCCAGGCTGTCCGAGTCGCAGCCTGACGATGCGCCGCGAGGTGCTGCCCCTGTTCCTCGCGCTAGCTGCGGACTATCACCGCGACATCGCCCCTCTCGACACGGGCGCGTGGGATGAGTGGAGCTACAACTACCGACCCGCGCGCACGTCAAGCGCCTGGAGCAACCACGCCAGCGGCACCGCCGTCGACCTCAACGCCAGCGCCGAGGGCGCCCGCGGCACATCGTCGGCTGGGTGGTGGCGCACCGCCAAGCGCAACGTCAAGGCGTGGCGCATCCGTAAGCGCTACGAGATCGTTCACTGGGGCGGCTGGGCTGAGTACGCCGACGACCCCCGCACCCCGCAGCGCGAGGGCTGGGAGGCGGCGTGGAGCGATCCCATGCATTGGGAACTTAAGGCCGGGACGACCATGACCGACGTTCAGCGCATCATCGCCAAGCTCGGAATCAAGCCTGACGGCACCCGCACTAAGTAAGCCCATGACCGGGGAGGGACTGTGGCACTACTCGACGATCTCAAGGAACTAGAGACCGCCCGTCGGCACTCAGGCGGGACACGATGCACGGTGGCGCGCATCCTCGACGGTATGAGCGCCGAGGAAGCCGCCGCCCTACATCACGTCATAGATCGCACCGACGTCTATGCCTCACAGATCGCGCGCACGCTGACCGGCAACGGCCACACCATAAGCGCGGGCATGATCTCCCACCATCGGCGCCGACGGCGCGGGGGTGGCTGCACCTGTCCCCTACCAGAGGCGACCGCATGAGTCTCACCGACGAGCTGCGGCGTCTCGCCGAGCTCCCCGGGGCCACCGAGCCCCAGCGCGCCACCCGTCCCACAGCCCCGAGCGGCTGGGAGCCGGGCGTCAAGTACGAGCCGAGTGGCGCGATGACCGTGACCGCTCCCCCATCGGGGCCGATGGACACCGAGGACGAGTGGCGGGCCGCCGTGGAGGCGCTCGGCCTCGTCGTGCCTGAGTCCTATCGCGTGAGATTGGTCGAGGCAAGATTCGACCCCGCATCGTGGACGCGCGAGGCCCAAGGCGAGGACGCCGTCACGCGCCCCGTCTGGCGCTACCGATTCGCCGTCGAGCCCGCGCTCCGCACCGTCAATCTAGACGAGCTCCTCGCGTCCATCCGCACCCCCAAGAAGCCCACGCCATCCGCGATTGACGCGCCCGTGTACGTCGTCGCCCTAGCCGACATGCAGATCGGCAAGCCCGACGGCGACGGCACCGCGGGCACCGTGCGCCGCGTCCTCGACGCCCACGCCCGAGCCTTGGCGAGGTTCCGCGACCTACGCAAGCGCGGCAAGGCGGGCGAGGTCGTCATCGTCGTCGCAGGCGATTGCATAGAAGGCACCGAGTCCCAAGGATCGCGACTGCTCGCGCGCCTAGACTGCGACGTGACCACCCAGGTCCGCATCTACCGTCGACTCTTGGCCGAGATCGTCACCGACTACGCCGACAAGGCTGACCGAGTGCGCGTCGCCGTAGTGCCCGGCAATCACGACGAGGCCAAGCGCGTCGGCGACAGGATGGCAACCAACTACACCGACTCTTGGGCGCTGGAAGGCGCCGCATCGGTGGCCGACGCCCTTGACATCGCAGGCTACGAGAATGTCGCGTGGATCATGCCGTCGCATGACGAGCTGACCGTGACACTAGACGTCGCAGGCACCACCCTCGGCGTCCTCCACGGTCATCAGACCCGCGGCAAGATGGACACATGGCTCGCCGCGCAAGCCCAAGGCCGCTACGCCATCGGCACCGCTGACCTCATCATCAGCGGGCACTACCACCACCTCCGAGTCCAGCAGCTCGGCCCCACGACGTGGGTACAGACACCCGCGCTCGACGGCGCGAGCCTGTGGTGGCGCCACGCAGGTCACACCGACGCCCCGCCCGGCATGGTCACACTCCTCTCCGGGGGCGGCGCCTGGGAATCATTAGAGATTGTCTAAGCCGGGGAGGCAGCATGGACGTACGGCGACAGATACTTGATGAGGCAGGCCGTCTCATCTCCGGTCCGCGTAACGCCACCCACGGCAATTACACCGTGGAGGCGCAGCGCATCGGCAGGATGTGGGGCGCGCTACTCAACCTCCCCGAGCCCATCCCCCCGCGCACGGTCGCGGCGATGATGGTCGCGCTCAAGATGGCCCGAGCCACCACGGGCCGTACTTTGGCCGATGATTGGTGCGACGCGATTGGCTACAGCGCGCTCGGTGCCCAGATAGACGCCGACCTCGGCGGCGACCTGTGAAGGTGACCATCGCCATCGGCGGCGTCGAGGTGACGATGTCCGGCGTAGACATGGACGTCGCCCAGGTGCGCTCGCTGATGCGCCACGCCGCCTCCATCGCCCTCGCCCTGCCCAAGGACGAGGTCGAGCCCGAGATCACCGTCGAGCCCGAGCGACACCCGCTCGGCTTTGCCGTCCACACCGAGCTCGACCCAGAGCGGGGCGCCATCCCTGGCCCTGACTGGTATGACGACGAGTGACCCCCTAGACCGCGCCCCCGCTCCCTGAGACCTCCCCGCTCAGGTGAGCGGGGGCGCACCCTATGCCGCCCTAGGCGACAGAAGAACGCATCGGGGGATTACCCCCCCCCGCTTGTCGCAAGTGACCGGGCAAGGGACAACGCGACGCGGGCGGTCTCTAGCGCGGACTCAGCTGCGGCCAGGACGTCGAGCGTCGCCAGTCCGCGTGTGTCGCCGGGAGTGTCGCCGGGCGTGTCGCCGCGCGTGGCCTGCGGCGTGTCGAAAGTGCGCTCGGGCGTGTCGCTCTCGCGCACCGCTAAACCCTGACTCACGTACCAATCCTGTACACGCCTGTCGGTCGCGTCCTGATTGACGGGCAGAAAGCCCCAACGCTCAAGCTGTAGCGCGGTCTCCCGATCCCCCGCAATGAGCCCGTCTACGGGCTTGCCCGCCTCACGCGCGGCGTGTAGCGCGGTCCTAACGTCTGTCCTGGCATATGGCATTTCCACTACCTCCCCTAGTGGGTGCGCCGCGATCTGCGGCACGCCCTACAAGGGTCCTTGACAATTGACCGGTCAGCAAGCAAATTTAGCCATTGACATAACTCAATCCGCGTGCATGTCCGAATCCGACCGATCTGTACGTTATCGGCGTTAGGACCCTCACGCGGAACGTATGCCGAGGGGGCTCTCCATGACAGAGCGACACGCCAGCCCGTACCCAATTGTGACCAAATCACCAAAAAGCGGACATCGCGCCTAGCACCTGACCCCGGTCTCCGACCCCCCTCTGGGGACCGGCTCGGGCGGGCGCGGTGGTCCCTCTGTCCATCCATCGCGCCCGCCCCCTTCCTTATCCGATTGGACAACGGACCCAAGGGGGTCGAAATGGCACCACCACAGAATCCCAAGAACGTCCCCACATCTGGGCACATGACGTTCGCCGCCTTAGAGCGGATCACACTGGCCCAGCTCAAGATGCTGCGCTACCTCAAGAAGACGGCAGGCAACCCGCCGACGTGGGACGACTCCTGCCACCTCGTCCTCGGCAAGGACTGGGACGGCGTCTACGAGACGCTCTCCAAGGCCGCCGCGTCGTGGCTGATCCACAACCTCCAGACGGGCCTCGGCGTCGTCGCCGCGCGTGAGGGGGTGACGCTGCCATGAGCGACGTCGCCCGTATCGCGCCGAGCGCGCTGGACTCCAAGGTCACCTACGCCAAGCACCTCGCCCAAGCGGGCCTGTTGCCTAAGGCGTACCAGGGGCAGCCCGCCAATCTCCTGCTCGCGATGGAGTACGCCGACGCCCTCGGCATCCCCACGATGACCGCGGTGGCGTCCATTCATGTAATCGACGGCAAGCCCACCGCATCCGCGGGCCTCATGTCGGCACTCGTGCGCCGCGCGGGACACAAGCTGCGCGTCACCGGTGACGACACCCAGGCCGTCGCCGAGATCGTGCGCGCTGATGACCCTGACTTCACCTTCCGCAGCGTGTGGACGATGGAGCGGGCCAAGGCCGCAGGCTTGGCGGGTAAGGGCGTCTGGAAGTCCTACCCCGCCGCCATGCTCAAGGCCCGCGCGATCTCCGAGGTCGCGCGCGACGCCTGCCAAGAAGCCTTGAGCGGAGTCGTCTACACCCCAGAGGAGCTCGGCGCGTCAGTCGTCGTCACCCCTGACGGTGAGATGGCACCGGCCGATCTGGCGCCCGACCTGACACCTGAGCCCGCCGACATTGTCGACGCCGAGGTGGTCGAGGAGGACACCTCGACGCCGGAGCGCGACTGGGCTCGCGAGATCGCTACGGCCACCGACGTCGCCACGCTGCGGAGCCTGTGGGCCGAGGCCAAGGCCGCCGACGTCATTGACCTGTACGGCCCCGACATCACGGCCAAGGTCGCCGCACTCAAGTCCGCGACACCTATCCCCCCGCCCTTCATCCCCGAGCCCGAGTCCGATGTCGACGTCGCCGCACGCGCAGCCGAGGCACGGGCCGCACTCAAGGAGGCCACGACATGAGATCAGCCGAGCGGCGCCTCACTTGGGCGCTCATCGCCGGAGGCATCGCCACCGGCCTAGGCGCGGGACACACCGACGCGCCCCTGTACAACATCTTCGTCGGCATCGCCTGGGGCGTGCCGGTGTGGATCGGTGCCTGGGCGCTCCTGGAGACGTTGCACTACCTCCAAGAGTCGCGCGACGAGGACGGCAACATCAAGCGCCAGGCCGCGCGCTCGTCCAATGTGTACGTCATGCACGGCCGTCCCGAGGACGGTGAGTGATGGGCGTCTCTGACCTTCTTCAGATGGCTGCGAACAATGAGCAGGCCGCCAAGCTGGCGGTCGACTTCGGGCAGCGATTCGGTTATGACTCCACAGACGCGGCCCTGGAATACGCCGAGATCGCCCGCGAGTTGCGACTTGCCGCCGCTGAGATCGCCGTGATGGACCCGGCCGTCCAAGAGGACCGCGTCCGGCGCATGAAAGCTGCTGTCTGGGCACGCTTGGACGACTCCCCCGAGATCGGGGACGACGACCGCGAGGACCGGCTGTGATCGCGGAGATGGCGATGGGCCTCGTCCTCGCGATGCCGCCCAAGGCCAAGCCCATTCCCCCAGCCCAATGCAAGGACCGCGCCGCCCTGATGCTGTGGCGGGCGGGCTTCAAGGGCGAGCGCAACCGCATCGCGTGGAGCATTACTCATCGCGAATCCAAGCACCGCAACCTCGACGAGTCCTCACCCTGGTACACGGGCGCCCTAGGCATGTGGCAGATCCAGACGTCGGCCCACTCGGGTAGCCGATGGTGGTCGCGCGCAGCCATGCTCAATCCGGCGCGACAGAGCCGCATCGTCTATCTGCACATGACCGACCGCGGCACCTACTGGCGGCCCTGGGGACTCACCTCAGACGGCCGCGGCATGGACACCACTCACTACTCAATGTGGACGAGCGCGACGCAATGGGCGCTGATCTGGCAGCCCTACGCCTATGCCCGCTCCATCTACCCCAAGGAGTGCGCGCGATGAGCAGCCTCTACAACTCCAAGCAAGTAGCCGACGCCATTGAGACGGCGATCCGCAGCACCCGCGACACCGTCCTCGCCGAGGAGCGCGCGCGAGTGTCGCGGGCGATCTTCTTATTCGGCAACACCCTCGCAGACGTCAAGTGCGCGGAGGTTATCTACGAGCTTATCCCCTTCCTGTACGACAGCGCCGAGCGCGAGGAGGCCGACCGTGTCGCGCAACTCTGAACTCATCGCCCTGTATGACTCCTACTGCCAGGCCGGGTCCATGTCACCGGGCACGCGCGGGCTGAAGCGCAACTACCTCAACCGCTTTGGCGCGACACACGATCTCCAGACATGCACCTCGCAGGAGATCATCGCGTGGCTGTCGCATAACCCGGCATGGAAGCCCGCCACGCGCCGCTCGGCACGCTCAGCCCTGACAACGTTCTTCACCTGGGCGCGCAAGATGGGTCACCGTACAGACGACCCGGCAGCCGACACGATGTCGGTGCGCGTCCCACCGGGAGCGCCCAAGCCCTGCCCAGAGTCGGTGCTGGAGCACGCCCTCGCGAGTGCCGACCCTCGCACCCGCGTCGCACTTCTGCTCGGTGCATACGCGGGCCTACGTCGCGCGGAGATCGCCGGACTACACGCGGACATGATCGACCTAGAGGCGATGACGCTGCGCATCACCGGCAAGGGTGGCCGGACACGATTGGTCCCGCTGGCCGAGGCACTCGTCGAGCCCATGACCGAGGCCAAGGCCAAGGGCGGTTATCTGTTTCCCAACGGGGATAAGCCCGTCACGCCGACGACGCTCGGCCGCATGGTGAAGCCGTACCTCGGGCCGGGGCTGTCCACCCACACTCTGCGGCATCGTTTCGCCACTCGCGTCTACGCGGGCTCGCGCAATCTGCGCGCCACCCAGGAACTCCTCGGGCACGCAAGCATCGCCACGACCGAGCGATACACGGCTGTGACCGACACCGAGCGGCGAGACGCGGTGGCGGGGCTGTGATATCCATGCGCGTCCTGGGCTACCCCGCGCCGCAAGGGTCCAAGCGGCACGTCGGTCGTGGCGTCATGGTGGAGGCATCCAAGAAGGTCACGCCGTGGCGCGAGGCCGTCGTGGGCGAGGCGCAACGCCACGGACACGTCGGACTCCTGCTTGACGGCCCCGTGGATGTCCACCTCGCTTTCTACTTCCAACGCCCACAGGGTCACTACCGCGCGAGCGGTGATCTCAAGCCCGTCGCGCCGCTGTTCCCAAGTACGCGCAGCGTGGGCGATATCGACAAGCTCGTCCGCTCCACTCTTGACGCGCTCGTCCAGGCGTCGGTCCTGACTGACGATTCCATCGTCGTTGACCTCTCGGCCCGTAAGCGGTTCGCCACCATCGCGAATCCGCGCGGCGCCGTCATCCGCATCACATCTATCGGGGAGAGTAACTATGAGCCGTCTACATGATGTCCTGATCCGCGACGAGTGGTCGACGAGCGCCGCGTGCGCGCCGTATGACCCCGAGCTCTGGTGGGTCGAGGACCCTAACGACCTAGCCCGCAAGATCGCACTAGAGGTCTGCGAGTCCTGTCCCGTCCAGCGCGACTGCCTCCAGCACGCGCTCACTACCCCCGAGCGCGAGGGCATCTGGGGCGGCAAGACACCCGCGCAGCGCCGCAACATCATCGCCGCCGCTAGGACGGTGGCCTGATGCCTGTCCTCATGCCCACCCCCTGCGAGCTGCGGGAGATGTCCCCCCGCCAGCGCGAGAAGGCCCGCCGCGCCATCTGGCGCATCCTGCGCGAGACCGACGACAACATCCGGCGCGAGGTCCGCACACCGCTCACGGCGGTCGCTTTCGGCGAGGCTGTCCGTGAGCGCGCTCGCGCCCTTGAGCATTACGCGCCCAAGGACCCGCCGTGGGTCACCGCCGAGCGCCGGCGCCTCCTCCTAGAGGCTGTCCTGTGACCGGCCAGGGTGACCTCCTCGACCTCGCCGCCGCCATCAGCGCACGCGATAACGCCGTGACCCGCGTCGGCGCACACGCGGACCCGGACTGGGTTGAGCAGACGCTAGACGTCATCTACTGTCTAGCGGTCTCGCGCGACGAGATCACCACGGACGACATCTGGCAGACCGTCGGCGAGGTTGCCGCAACCCACGAGCCCCGCGCTTTGGGCTCGGTCATGCGCCAGGCCGCGCGCCTCGGCTACGTCCGAGCGACTGACCGCTACACCCCCAGCGCCCGCCCGGCCTGCCATGCCCGCCCTGTGCGCGTGTGGGCGTCACTTATTCGGCCAGGCGCCGCGTGAGCACACCGAGGCCACGCCACCCCGCAGGCAAGAAGCGCGCCGAGCTGTATCAGCGGTGGAGCTGCCTGCTGTGCGGCCTTGACGGCCTCGGAGGCGTCCACGGCTGGACGACCCACTACACCGATCACCACTACATCCCAGGGGAGACACCTTGAGCACGTCCATCTCTATCGTCGGCAACCTCACCGCCGATCCCGAGCTCCGCTTCACAGCGTCCGGCAAGGCCGTCGCCAGTCTGCGCGTCGCCGTATCCGAGCGCGTCAAGGACACGGACGGCACCTGGAAGGACGGCGAGGCCACCTTCTGGAAGGTCACCGTCTGGGATCGCCTCGCTGAGCACGTCGGCGACAGCCTCGCCAAGGGCCAGCGCGTCATCGCCCTCGGCAGGGTCTCCTCGCGTACTTACGAGACTCGCGAGGGCGAAAAGCGCACCGACTACGAGATCACCGCCGACGCTGTGGGACCTGACCTCAAGTGGGACACAGTCAAGGTCTCCAAGGCGTCCAACGGCGGCCCTAAGGCCACTCCCGCGGCTGATGATCCATGGGCACACGGCGCCGTCGGACTCGACGAGGTGCCCTTCTGATGGCACTCCCCTGGGTCAGATTGGACACCGGATTGCCGGATCATCCCAAGATTCTCGGCCTAATCGACGCTAAAAAGCCCCGCGCAGCCCTCGCGTATGTCTTCGGACTGGCCTATTGCGGACGCCACGAGACCGACGGATTCATCCCACGCGCGGCCCTGCCGTTTCTGCACGCGAGCACCTCAGATGCCCACGCCCTGGTTGAGGCGCGACTGTGGCAGCACGCCGAGGGCGGCTACGAGGTGAACGACTGGGCCGAGTATCAGCCCACGTCAGAGGCATCACGGCTGCGCCTAGAGGGTCTGAAGCAGGCGGCCAAGAAGGGCGGCTGTCACAAGAATCACGGGCCGGAGTGCGAGTGCTGGAAAGGGGCCGCATGAGTGCCACAAGGCACCCCCAAGGCAGGTGCCTCCAGGCACTACCTGAGTGGTATGCCCACGGACGGACGGACGGACGGACTTACGGACGTAGTACTTACTTCCGTAGGGATATGACTCTAAGTTACGCGCGCGAGCAAAGGCGGTCCCAGTGACGATTCATCCCGACTGCGCGAGCACTTGCCGACGTGGCGAGGACCAAATCCCGTGCCGAGTCGTCGGTGGATGCGGGGTCAAGTGGGCTCGCGTGTGCGTACTCTGCACCCGATCCCTGCACGATGGGCACGTCTGCGGGCCGTGCGGATACCGCATCACGCGCGACCTAGACGCCATCCTCCACCTCACCGCCGAGGCATGTACCCAGGTCGACCGACCCAACCGCCCCGGCTCTGGCCGCTCGGTCCCCTCCTCGCGTCCCCCGCTCGTCGTCGAGGCGCTAGACCCCGAGCTCGCCTCGGTGCGCCTCATCCCCGAGGACCCATCCTCCGACGTGCCGCTCCTCGTCCTGCTAGAGGACTGGGAGCGCATCATCCGCGAGGACCGTGGCCTAGCGCCCTACGGCATGGCCTCCGAGGCGCGCCTCGCCGCCACCGGCCCTCTCCACGGCGCGTCCTGGGCCAGGCACACCCCCGTAACCCTCACCGGCGTGATCCGCTTCCTGCACGCCGTCCACGACTGGGTCCTCACCGAGCCCAGCTTCGACCTCGCCGAGTACGCCCGCCAGATACGCCTATGCCGTCGCGCCGTGTCCCGATGGGACGCCGACCTCGCCGAGCCCGGCTGGCGCGTGCCCTGCCCCACCGCCACCGACGACGGGGACTGCGCCCAGGTGCTCAAGGTCAGCCGCGGCGCTGAGTCGGTCTACTGCCGGGCCTGTGGCCGAGAGTGGGAGATCACACGCCTCCTCGCCGTGGCCGGGCGAGACGCCGACGTGTGGGTCGACATCGAGGCAGCCGCACACCTCGCCGGCGTCCACGAGCGCACCATCCGCAAATGGGTCGCCCGCGGCCACGTCGCCCGACGCGGTCAGCTCGTCCGCGTCCTCGACATACGCGAGTACGCCGTCACGTTAGGGGCTTGACACATGGGGCCGAAATGTCTGCTACAATCAAGCCGTCGGCGTCCTACACCGTGGCACCCCCCTCGCCGTACGCGAGATGACCCGCCGACACAATCACCTCGGACAATCCAAGCCCCTCGCCCCATGTGGCTGGGTGCTGTGCGCGTCCTGCAAGGAGACACGATGGCGCCGCAAGCCCAGCCCATCGCGACTATTGACGAGATCGACGAAGCGCTGTGGTGGGTAGTCCTCACCGCGCCTAGGGATAAGCACTACGGCCGGATCCTCGACTCCCTGCTGGACGAGCGCAACCGCCTAGAGACCGCCCCATCCCCCTCCCCTGCCCCGCGCGTATGTACCCACGAGGCACACACAGACCACCCCAGGCACACGTCACCGTGAGCAGGGTCGGCGGGCACCGCTGGCGCAAGCTCCTCGCCCAAGTCCTAGAGGAGGACGGCGACCTGTGCTGGCTGTGCGGCAAGCCGGGCGCTACCTCGGGCGACCACGTCGTGCCGGTGAGTGTGGCCCCTGAGCTTGAGTTCGACAGGGACAACGTCAGGCCCGCGCATCTGCGATGCAACCAGAGGCGAGGGGATACCCCCGCCGTCCGGCAGTCACCGCGCGTCCGCACCTCCCGCCCCTGGTAGTCGAGGCCGCCCTGCCCCTGTGGGGTGCCCGACCTGTCCTCATATGTCCCTCCTGTCCGTTTTAGAGGAGGGGAGGCGACGG